CGAATATGTAGATAGTCGTATTTACAGCGATTGGGATATCTTTCATGAAGAACAAGAGAAAATCTTTTCTAAATGTTGGATGCCATTATGTCATGAATCAGAACTAGAAAATCATTTAGATTTCAGAACAGCTACTATTGCTGGTTCTAAAGTAGCAATGATTCGTGACAAAGAAAGAGTTGTTGCGTTTCAACATAACTTTCAATCTTTACCAGTGAGTGGTAACTTAGAAGCTGACGGTGGTTACGATCACTGGAACTGCCCAGAACTACATTGTGAAGTTAAGTTTGGTGGTATGGTTTGGGTTACAATTAATCCAGAACCTTCTCAGGATGTAGAAGGTTGGGCTGCTGGTGCGTTTGATTGTATTCGCCCAGCACTTGACACAGAACCATTAGAAGTATTCCATTATCACAAAGCAGTTATTGGTAGTAACTATAAATTATGGCATGATACAAACAGTGAATTTTATCACGATTATATGCATTACTTCAATCGTACAACAGGATTTAATGATGAATACTTTGCTCGTAAGTGTACAGGGTTTGATAATGGTCACGTTAATGTAGGAAGTTTTGAAGTACAATATACAGCAATGGAGAATGGTAAAGATCGTGGAGAATTAAGTTTTCCTACTTTACCACCCAATCAGTGGTATATGATTGATTTATTTCCCGGCATGAACTTCAATTTACGTGGTAGTGCATTGCGTACAGACGTTGTAACTCCACTAGGCCCAGATAAAGTAATGATAGAGTTTCGTGGATTTGGTCTTAAAAAAGATACTCCACTGGAACGCAAAACTCGTATAGAACATCACAACACAATCTGGGGCCCATTTGGTCGTAACTTGCATGAAGACTTACTTGGTATTCAAGGTCAAGGATCAAGTATGCAGCCTGGCTCAGAACATAGACATATATTACATGGTCGCCATGAAAATGAAACTATTCATGATGAAGTAGGTATGCGGCACTTCTATAATGAGTGGGGTGCTTGGATGGGTCGTGACCCTGCTAACCCAATGAAGGAAAATGCAATTTGGGAAAACCAAGAAGAACTTGTTGCGTAATAAATATTAGATAGGATAATAAAATGAATATTGAAAGATTAAGAGAACAGTTAGAAATAGATGAGGGTGTTAAATATGAAATATATAAAGATCATCTTGGTTATCCTACTTTTGGGATTGGCCATCTTATTTTGGATTCCGATGCTGAACACGGACAAGATACAGGAACCGCCGTTAGTGAAGAAAGAGTCAAAGAAGCCTTTGAAGCCGATCTCGTTTCAGTCTTGTCTGACTGCGAATCTCTCTACGGAGACTTTGGAGATTTGCCAGAAGATGCTCAGGAAATAATTGCCAATATGATATTTAATATGGGTCGGCCACGTTTGAGTAAGTTCAAGGGAATGAAACGTGGTGTTGATGCTCGTGATTGGAACGCAGCTGCTGATGAGATGGTAGATAGTGCTTGGTATCGTCAAGTACCAAATCGTGCAAAAAGACTTGTAGAAAGAATGCGTAACGTATAAGTGACTTGACAAATCTAAATAAATAAGGTATAGTTATATAATGTTTAATCATATGAATGTGGAGTTGCCCCCTATAAGCGCAACAACAACTAATGGTGTTCGTCTTTATGAAACACCAGAAGGAAACAAGTATCCTTCAATCACAACTATTCTATCAGTCCGTAATAAATCTGGATTGGTGGAATGGCGTAAACGTGTAGGTGAAAAGACTGCAAACTACATTGCTGGTAAGGCCGCTTCAAGGGGAACTAAGGTTCACCATATGTGTGAAGACTACCTCAACAATGAAAATATAGATCATCATCAAAAACATTTTCTTCCTTGGTGTTTATTTACTCAGTTACAAAAAGTTCTGGTAAATATAAATAACATTCATGCACAAGAAGCAGGACTCTATAGTGATAAATACAAGGTAGCGGGTAGAGTTGATTGTATTGCAGAGTACAATGGTGTACTGTCTATTATAGATTTCAAGACATCAACTAAAGAACGCAATGACGAATGGAATGAAAACTATTACATTCAATGTTCAGCTTATGCAGAGATGTATGGGGAAAGAACAGGTACAGAGATTAATCAGATAGTTATTCTATGTGTAACTGAAGATGGCACTGTACAAGAGTTTGTAAAAGAGAAATATGATTACCTAAATGCATTGGTAGATACTGCTGCAGAATGGAGAGAACAAAATGAAACACCTAGTACAAGTAATGGCGGTGTTTCTGTTAATGGGTTGTCAAACCAACAATAATATTCCCAAAGACACAATATCGCCCACACCAATAGCAAAAAATGTTGAAACTGAAACAGCACCTGACCAACAAGTAATACCTGATGCTGTTCAAATAAATAAACCAATAATTTGTGGAAATTCAACTACAGTTGTGGCTGGTCTTATTAAAAATACAGCAGAACAACCTGTTATGATTTGGGATGATGAAATACGTAAACATAAAGTTATTGTTATGATGAATAAAGAAACTAGAACTGTGACTGTTTTAGAATGGCCTATGCCCAAGCTTGCTTGTATGATTTCAACTGGAGTTAATGGTTCTTTTAATGGTCTTCCTGATAAGAAAGAAACTAGGTTTAAAGTTTCTCATTAAAGGGTATTGACTTTATAGGTTCTGTATGGTATAAATATAATACAATTTGATGATACGAATTGAAGACTGAACTGGACTTGGGGGCAGTACCCAACGCCTCCACCATAAGTTCATTTGGACTAGAGTGGATTTCTGATGGGGGCGAAACAGGATCGACAGGCAAGGACGGATGAGTGGAGAATTGTGGATTGACCGCCTTATAGGTCACTAAACTAAACGCAAACGATAATTTTGCACCTTTGGCTCTTGCTGCGTAAGCAGTAAGTGTTAATGGAGTTTTTTTGGGAGTTTTTTTCTTAGCAACAGGATAAAAAACTTCCACTTTATTCAAAAAAGGTATTGACAAATAGATAATAACCTGTTATACTCTGTATATAATGTCACTGATGAGTTTGTGAAATTCAAACGAAACACTTTGTGTCTGACAATATTGTCTACCATCATCTTGAAAGGATGAATTCTATATGACTACGACTACAACTACGAAGGCAACTAAGGTTATTGCCGCTCTCGAAAACGGTACTGAACTTACTGCAAAACAAATCAGCGCACGTTATGGCGTTAAAAATGCTCGGGCGTTGATTAGTTCCCTTCGTATGCAGGGATATCCTGTATACCTCAACAAGCGTGTTAGCTCGTTTGATGGACAAACCTATAGCAAGTACCGTCTTGGTACTGCACCACGTTCTGTGGTTGCTGCTGGGTATCGTGCAATCGCTCAGGGTGTTTGACTAAATACCACTACCAACGGGTAATGCCGTAATACATTCGTGAGGGGTCCACGGTTAACCCCTCAACTTTAACTAAGGAGACTAAAACAAATGAAGAAACTTATTATCGGAACAGCACTTGCAGCATGTATTTCAACATCTGCAATGGCACAAGATAAAGCAGTTCTACCTGCTACGTCAAAAATCGATATGTCTTTTGTGACCGACACTGAACATAATGTAACGAAGGAAACAACTACCACAGAATTTGGTGTTGTTGCTGGACTTAAAGGATTTGATTTATCAGTCCTGCCAACAATCAGCTGGGATGCCGAAGAAATTTCCAATATCGAATTTGCCGCAGGGTATACATTTGATATTACAGATTCCTTTGCTGTTTCACCATATGGTGAAATCAATTTCAATAAAGAATTTGATAGTGGCGATAGAATTATTGGCTTGAAAACAAACTATAAGTTCTAAAACTAAAGGTTACGGGGGTTCCTTTTAAAAACCCCCACTTTATTAATGAGGCACAAATGACACTAAACACATCAAAGACCTTTTCAATGGAAATTGAAAGACTCGCAATAGACAAGAAAATCTCGCATATGGACGCAGTGCTTGATTATTGTCATCGTCAAGATATTGAACCCGATACTGTGAGCCGTCTTATTTCTAAAAGTCTCAAAGAGAAGATTGAGGCAAATGCTCGCGACTTAAATTTCCTACCTCGCCAAGCACAACTCCCCGTATGAAATATAAATTAAAAGTTCAAAATGGAACTTACACAGCAGATAATCTATTTGTTCTGTTTTTCACTGTAGTCAAACATAGGCTGCATCATTTAATAAAAGACAAAAAGTTTATGGACTGATGGAACCGATTGACGTATATCTAATGTACTGTGCTATGAAGGCACATTTTGGTAAG